GAAATGTGTTTACGGGAATACCAAGAGTGGGAACCGGACTCGTTTATTGTTGAAAAGAAATCATCAGGCGTAGCTGTGTATCAAGAGATGCGGCGAATGTCGATACCTGTGCAAGAGTACACACCACACCGAGGATCAGGCGATAAAACTGCAAGACTTAACGCTGTGTCTGATATAGTATCTTCCGGTATGGTATGGATGCCCCAGAAGCGTTGGGCCGAAGAAGTCATTGAAGAGATTGCTGGGTTTCCTTTTGCCTCTAATGATGACTTAGTGGATTCTACAGTCATGGCCCTAATGCGTTTTAGGCAAGGCGGGTTTATTAGGCTAGCCACGGATTACCAAGAAGACCAACAGTACTTCAAGCAGAAACGAAGTGGGTACTATTAATGGCACATGGCAACAGAACCGAGAATACTTAAATGGCAATAGATAAAGCGTTATATAGTGGTATGGGTACAGCCCTTATAGACCAGCCAGATGATGAGGACATGGTCGATGTCTTTTTGGGTGAAGACACGGAAGCCGAGGTTGGCATCGTTATGTTAGAAGATGGCGGTATGGAGATTTCTTTTGGTGAAGAGGAAGCCCTCCAAGAAGACATCCCGTTCGATGCCAACCTAGCAGGGTACCTTGAGGAAGATGCGCTAGACAGTATATCTACAGATTTACTAGAGTTAGTATCTGCGGATATTTCTGCACGTAAGGAATGGGCAGATACTTTTGTGCAAGGCTTGGATGTGCTGGGGCTTAAGTACGAAGAACGAAGTGATCCGTGGGAAGGCGCGTGTGGCGCGTTTTCTACTGTGCTGTCTGAAGCAGCTATCCGGTTCCAAGCGGAGACTATGAGTGAGACTTTCCCCGCAGCAGGGCCAGTAAAGACAAAGATTATAGGGGAAGAAACTAGAGAGACTCTAGCTGCCGCAGAACGTGTCAAAGCTGACATGAACTACGAGCTAACTGAGCAGATGGTGGAGTACCGGCCTGAGCATGAGCGTATGTTATATAGCCTTGGGCTATCGGGTTCTGCCTTTAAGAAGATTTATTTTGATCCTACTATGGGACGGCAGACAGCAATGTTTGTACCCGCAGAAGACATTATTGTCCCTTACGGCGCTTCTCACATAGACACGGCAGAACGTGTTACGCACATAATGCGTAAGACCAAGAACGACATACTTAAGTTACAAGTTAGTGGGTTTTATTCAGGCGAGGAGTTAGGTGATCCGGTTCCTTTCCATACTGACATTGAAGAACGTAAAGCTGAAGAAGAAGGTATCGAGCTTAACGATGACAACCGTTATGCCATCTACGAAGTACACGTAGATTACGTTATTGACGAGTTAGCAGATAGTGAAGACGGTATTGCCCGTCCCTACATAATAACTATCGACAAAGGTACCCAGAACATACTAGCTATCTACAGAAACTGGGATATAGAAGACCCACTCACCAAGAAAAGGCAGCATTTTGTCCATTATGTATACGTTCCGGGGTTTGGTTTCTACGGATTAGGGCTTATTCACATTGTTGGAGGCTACGCTCGTACTGGAACCTCTCTTATTAGGCAGCTTGTAGACGCAGGTACGCTAGCAAACCTCCCCGGAGGGCTTAAAACGCGTGGTCTACGCATTAAAAATGACGATGAGACCATTAATCCGGGTGAATTTAAGGATGTAGACGTACCTTCGGGCAGTATTAGAGACAATATCATGGCTCTGCCTTATAAAGAGCCAAGCCAGACGTTATTACAGCTATTAGACAAGATAACTACTGAAGGTAGGCGGCTAGGCGCTATCAGCGACATGAACATCTCTGATATGTCAGCAAATGCCCCCGTAGGTACTACTTTGGCGTTGTTAGAACGCACTTTAAAGCCAATGGCTGCGGTACAAGCGCGTGTCCATTACGCTATGAAGACAGAGTTTAAGCTTCTTAAGTCAATAATGGCTGAGTACGCTCCAGAGGAGTACCAGTACAAGCCAAATAGAGCCGAACTTAGCGCAAAAAGGTCAGATTACGACAGCACTTCCATTATACCTGTCAGTGATCCAAACAGTTCAACAATGGCGCAACGAGTTGTTCAATACCAGACAGCTTTACAGATGGCGCAACAAGCTCCTCAGATATATGACCAAAGGGTATTACATAGGCAAATGTTAGAAGTTATTGCTATACCTAACGCCGATAAAATAGTACCTATACCAGAGGATATGACTCCCGTAGATCCTGTTAGCGAGAATATGGCAGCATTGGTAGGTAAACCTATGAAAGCGTTTATATACCAAGACCATAAGGCTCATATGGCTACTCATACAGCGTTTATGCAAGACCCCGGAATTGCCCAGACTATAGGGCAGAACCCTATGGCAAATCAGATTATGGCCTCGCTACACGCCCATATAGCAGAACACCTAGGGTTTGCTTATAGACTTCAGATAGAAGAGAAGCTGGGGGCAACAATGCCACCACCTAACAGTGCGTTACCAGAAACCATAGAGGTAACTCTGTCACAACTGGTTGCCTCTGCAGGACAGCAACTAACGCAACAGAATCAGCAGCAGCAAGCATCTGATGAAGCGCAGCAGCTAGCACAAGATCCAGTTGTACAGATGAACCAGCAGAAAATGGCTACAGCAGCTAAAGATGTAGACCGTAAAGCTGCTAAGGATCAGGCTGATATACAGAAAGGGCAAGCAGAGCTTCAACTTAAAGCACGGGAACAAACGCGCAAAGAAACAAAAGATGAAGTGGATGCTAAGTTAGAAGCAGCATCTTTAGTATTAGATGAACAAGAACTTGCTCTAAAAGCAGCAGAAGGTGATAATAAGAACGTCCTAGACAAGGCTAAACATAACTCCTCGGTAGAACGGGAAGCAATAGAAACACTTAGACCTAAACCAACAGGGAATAGTTAATGGCCCTTACCATCATAGATGTGCTAAAGCAGAGAATAGAAGAGAATATAGATAGAAACACCGACTCCCTTAAGTCAGGGGGTGTGCGAAATTTTGAAGAGTATAAAGAGATTACAGGAGCCATACAGGGTCTGGCTACTTGTTTACGTGAGATAGATGACCTTATGCAAAACACAGAAGGGTATGAAGATGACTAAACCAGTAACGGCTAAAACTTCTGAACAACTAGAGTTGTTCGTAGATCCACCAGTGGAGGATTACGATGTAGACGAGTGCTTACCTACTCCTGTGGGCTATAGGGTGTTAATCGCCTTACCACAAGTAGAAGAGACTTTTGGAGGTACAGGGCTTATAAAGTCCACAAAGACCGTCCATGAGGAGCATATAATGTCTATTATTGGGTTAGTGGTCGATTTAGGCACTAATTGCTATAAAGATGCGGATAAGTTTCCTGAAGGCCCGTGGTGTAAAGCAGGGGATTATGTAATGTTTCGTGCTAATAGCGGCACTAGGTTTAAATTTGGGGGGCTTGAGTATCGTTTGATGAATGATGACAATATTGAAGCTGTTGTACCTGACCCTAAAGCCATATCACGCGTATAAGGAGTAGACTATGCCATTTGAAAAAGTAAAGTTTGAGCTTCCTGATTACGATGAGGATAACGAAGAACCAGTAGTTATAGAGCTAGAAGATTCTACTGAAGTACTTATAGAAGAGTTAGACGTTGACGAAGTTCCTCCCGAAGCCCCTGAAGAAGACGAAGATGAGGATGAGGATGAGGAAGAAGTTGAGATTGAGGTTGTTGACGATACTCCTGTAGCAGATAGAGGGCGTATACCTTCTGAAGCTCCTGAAGATGTCACTGACGAGGAGCTAGCAAATTATTCTGCTAAAGTTCGTAACCGGATAAAGCATTTTAACAAAGGGTACCACGACGAACGTAGGGCTAAAGACGAAGCTAAACGAGAGAGTCAAGAGTTACAGACGCTTGTTCAGTCCCTTATGGAACAGAATAAAGGACTTAAAACCACAGTAGATAAGAGTCAGACTGTGTTACTTAAACAAGCACGTACTAGTCTAGGTGCAGATTTAAATAAAGCGAGAGTTGACTACAAGCAAGCCTACGAAGATGGTAACTCTGATGCCTTACTAGCTGCACAAGAAGCATTAGAGGCAGCTAAAGAAGGTACACGCCGATTAGACACGCTTGAACAAGGGACTTTACAAAAGCGTGAAGATGAAGTACAACAGCAACATAGTCCAAGAGAGGGAGCAAATAAACCCCTTAGAGCGAAAGCAGACCCCAGAGCAACAGACTGGCAAGCAAAAAATACATGGTTTGGCGATGAGAAACACGAACCAGAAACAGCTTTTGCATTAGCAATACATAAAAGGCTAGTAAGCACTGAAGGTGTTGCAGCCGATACTGATGAGTACTACTCTCGATTAAATGAGAGTATGCAAGGAAAGTTCCCTGAATTGTTTGGGGCACCTAAAAAAGTAAGAGAGACCCGAAGCACCTCGACAACAAGTAACGTAGTGGCCCCCGCATCGCGGAGCATAGCCCCTAGGAAGGTCAAGATAACAAAGACCGCACTGGCATTGTCGAAAAGATTAGGGCTTACTCCTGCACAATACGCTAACCAAGCAGCAATAGACGCGAGGAACGAATAATGGCTGATAATAAAATCAAACGAGAAGCCTCTACAAGAGAAACTCAAGAACGTAAAAAATCTTGGACTCCACCGGAAACGCTACCATCCCCAGATATAACGGATGACGATTATGCGTATCGCTGGATTAGGGTTTCTTCAAGGGGAACCGTTGATGCCACTAACGTATCTTCAAAATTACGAGAAGGTTGGGAACCAGTAAAAGCGGTTGACCACCCAGAAATAACAATGGTAGCTACTGAGAATGATCGGTTTGCTGACAATATTGTTATGGGCGGGTTGATGCTTTGCAAGGCACCAAAAGAGATGGCTGATCAACGTAATGCACATTACAGAAATCAGGCAGAGTCTCAGATGGAGTCTGTGGATAACAACCTAATGCGCGAAAATGACCCAAGAATGCCGCTATTTAATGAGCGAAATTCTAAAGTTGTTTTCGGTAATGGAAACTAATAATTCGAGGAATTTCTAATGGCTTTAACTGCCGCACCATATGGGCTACGTCCCATAAAACGTGCTGATGGTATGCCCTATGCAGGTGCTACTTCTCAGTACTTGATTGACCCTGCCGGTGAAGCGACTAATCTCTTCTACGGTCAGGTTGTATTTGTCGGAGCCGATGGCTATCTTGCTCTTGTCACCGGAACTGGCGCTAATGCTGGCAACCAAGCATTTCCTGTAGCTGGCACCTTTACAGGTGCTGTCGGTGTGTTTGTTGGATGTGAGTATGTAAACGCTCAAGGTCAAGTGATCTTTGGTCAATACTACCCGTCTGGCACTACTGGCGTTGTCAAAGCATACGTTGTAGACGATCCAAATGTATTGTTCCAAGTTCAACTAGACGGCGCTGCCGCTCAAGCTGACTTAGGTGCTAATACGTTCTTCGCCGCCGCTCAGTCTACCGCTACGGGTTCTACCCAAACTGGTAACTCTACTAGCGCGATGGATGCAACGG